CCACACGCTATGACCCTAAGGGGTTAAACAAAGCCAAGAAGCACATCACAGGGTTTGAAAAAAGCGTCAAAGATTTGGGAAAGATTTTTGCTGGAGTTTTCTCAACGCAAAAAGTGTTGGCATTCGGTAAAGCTTCCGTTCAAGCGTTTATGGAAGATGACAAAGCTGCCAGGGTGTTATCTCGCACGCTTACCAATTTGGGCTTGGCATTTGCTGACCCGTCAGTCAAAACCTTCATAGGCGACTTAGAAAAGCAATATGGTGTGCTTGATGATTTTTTGAGGCCCGCATATCAGAAATTACTCACCACCACTGGAGATTTGACTAAGTCTCAAGATTTGTTAAAAACTGCCCTTGACCTCAGTGCACAAAGTGGGGAAAGCGTTGTTTCAGTTGCCAGCGACCTTGGCCGTGCATATGCGGGCAATACCAAGGGGCTGCAAAAATATGGCTTAGGTTTAACCAAGGCACAATTGACTGCCATGTCATTTGAAGAAATCTTGGCCAAGATAACAGAAATCAGCAAGGGTCAAGCTGCTGCGGCTGCTGCTACCTATGCGGGAAAATTAGACAAGCTTGAAGTTGCTGCTGCCAATGCCTCAGAAACTATTGGCGGGGCCTTGGTTGATGCATTTGCCACAATCGCCGGAGATGGAAACCTTGACAAAGCAATTGACAAGATTGATTTGCTTGCCCAGGGCATAGCAACTCTTATTTCACCTTCACGCATGAAGTCACTTTTTGCCGGAGTTGATTTGAAATATGGCTTGATTCCGATGAACAAGCCAGCGACTAACTACGGTGCAGCACAACAAAGCCCTGGTGAACGCGCTGCTGCGGTTGCATACAATAAAAAACTGGCAGCACAAAAAAGAGAAGAATTAGCAATGCTTGCAGCCAAGAACAAGGCTACAAAAGAAGAAGCGCAAATGAAGAAGGATCAGGCCGCTTTAGACGAGCTCAAGAAAAAGTTTGACTTAGAGCGCATTGGCCTGAATGTGGCACTAAATCAAGCTACTGATGAGGAGACAAAGGCACGCATTCGTGCTCAGATTGCCATTCTTGATGAAACTGGTAAGACTGCCCAGGCTGCCAATGATGCTTTAGTCAAGGCCCAAGCCGACAAACTAAAACAAGAAGTAGAAGCAACCACGGCGTTGAATAATCTTGCTAAATCTGCGGCAGGTGCGGCCGGTTCGCTTACCAATCTTGCAACTTATTTTGCTACTTTTAAGGGTTCCGCAGCTTCCGCCGTCACTTCTTTAAGTCCAACCGGAAAAGCTGCGCTTGGTGGATATGTACCATTTGTGGGCGCAACTAACGCATCTTTAGGCATCACTGCCGATGGTACAAATATTACGCCAACAGTTCCGTCAACTTCAGGCTTAGGCACTAATGGCACTGGCAATCAATTGCCCGCCGGAGTCACAATAAATGTCAACACAGGCCCATCAATGGCTGATGAAAATGTCATTGTAGATGCCGTACAAAATGCCATGAACGAAATTGCCCGCCGTGGATATTTAACTACTTATGCAGGGGCGTTGCCAGCATGACCATCCCCGTCATAAATTGTTACATAAATTTTTCGACCGGCCCAAGTTTTGCACAGGCGTTCATTTTAGATCAAGGCATTCTTGGCACTAACATCCTGGCCGATGAAGCTTCAGTCATTGTGGATGTTTCCAATGTGGTTGATTCAATCAGCACCAGGCGCGGCAGAAATGCTCAGGCAGACCAATTTCAAACAGGCACGCTTTCATTGCGCATTGTTGACCAAAACGGCGACTTCAACCCTATGAATGCCGCCGGGCCTTATTACAACCTTTTAACACCAATGAGAAAAGTGCAGATAACTGCCACATTTGACGGCGTTACCTATCCCGTCTTTAGTGGTTTCATCACATCTTATTCAACAACAACCCCACAAAGCGCGGTGGGCGATGTCGTTTACACGACAATCCAGGCCGTTGATGCCATGCGATTGGTTCAAAATGCTCAGATTTCGACCGTTGCAGGAACAAGCGCGGGTCAGTTAACCGGGGCCCGTATCAATAACATTCTCGACCAAATCGGTTGGCCGTTAACAATGCGGGATGTTGACCCCGGCCTGACCACGGTTCAGGCTGATCCCGGCACGGCACGCACTGCCCTTCAAGCTTGTCAAACAATTGAGACAACTGAATTCGGTGCATTCTATGTTGATGCGGCCGGCAGTTTTGTTTTTCAAGATAGAAATTTGACGGCCTCAAGCGTGGCAGCAACGCCGGTTGTGTTCAATGATGATGGAAGCCCAATTGATTACTTCAATGCTATGTGGGTAACAAATGACACCCTTGTTTACAATGAGGCCAACATTACTGCCACAGGCTTGGCCACTCAAACCGCCTCCGATGCAGCAAGTATTGCCAAGTATTTCTTGCACTCTTACAACCAGCAAAATCTATTGATGCAGACCACGGCCGAAGCCCTTAATTACGCCCAGGCTTATGTTGCTTCAAGAGCTGAAACAACCGTGAGATGCGATGAAATCCAATTGGATCTATACACCGCCAATTATGATGCAGGGATAATTGCAGCCCTTGACCTTGATTACTTTGACCCGGTGACAATCACAACCAATCAACCAGGGGGAACAACACTAACCAAGACCCTTCAAGTATTTGGCAAGCACATGGAAATCACGCCAAATTCTTGGCGAGTTAAAATGACGACACTTGAACCCATAATTGATGGTTTCATTCTGAATAGCACTTTGTCAGGTATTCTTGACGAGAGTGTTTTGAGTTACTAAGGAGGAGAAATGGCAGCAGGATTAGGCTTTAAGACCTTTACCACTGGTGAGGTACTTACGGCGGCAGATACTAACGGCTACCTTATGCAAGGCGTGCTGGTGTTTGCCTCAGCAGCAGCGCGGGATGCGGCTATAACCTCACCACAAGAAGGGCAATACTCTTACCTTAAAGATACAAACAGTACTGAGTATTATGACGGGGCTGCGTGGATTGCTGCACCTATCGGTGACATCACAGGCGTTACAGCTGGTACAGGTATTAGCGGCGGTGGCACAAGCGGCACCGTAACCGTTACTAACTCAATGGCAACAGCTATAGATGCAAAAGGTGATTTAGTAGCGGGAACAGCTGCAGATACTTTTAGCCGTCTCGCAGTAGGCGCTAATGACACAGTACTCACAGCTGACTCAGCTGAGGCCACAGGATTAAAATGGGCTGCTGCTTCTAGCGGTTCGGCTTATGTGACAGGCAAAAACATTGTTATCAATGGCGGTATGGACATTTGGCAACGCGGAACATCTATTGCTTGTTCAGCAACTGCATACACGGCAGACCGTTGGCAAGGTTATCGTAGCGTTGCAGGTGCAACAGTTAGCCGCCAAACATCATCATTGACTTTGGCTGGTATCCAGTATTGTGCAAGAGTCCAACGCGATTCAGGAAACACTTCAACCAGCACAATTTGGTTTTCACAAGCAATCGAAACAGCAAACAGTTATCAATTTGCAAACAAAGCAGTCGTGCTTTCTTTCTATGCTCGCGCAGGTGCTAACTATTCAGCAGCCTCAAGCAACCTTAATGTTCGCCTACGCTGGGGAACAGGCACAGACCAAAACCCATTAGGTTCTTGGACTGGTGGCGGATTTACAGTTTCATCAACTGCAACTTTAACAACATCTTGGCAACGCTTTACTTTCACAGGCACAGTAGATGCAACTGCAACAGAATTGGCAACCTATGTAGGCTTTGACGGAGTAGGCACGGCAGGTGCGGCAGATTACTTTGAGATTACTGGAGTGCAATTAGAACAGGCTGCAAGCGTTACAGATTTCAGCCGCGCAGGGGCAACTATCCAAGGAGAATTAGCCGCTTGCCAGAGGTACTTCTATGCTGCTAACGGAAGCAATCGCTACTCAATTTCTCAGGGTCAAGCCACATCGACAACAGCAGCACAGACTTATGTTACTTTTCCAGTACCTATGCGTACTAGTGCAACATTTGCTTTTGTTGGTTCGGCATCAAACTTAATTTTAATTACTTCAACAGGTGGCGCAGCAGGTTCACCAACCGCCGTGTCATTGGGTTTTGGTGCTGAAAATCTCGCCCGAATAGACCTTTCAGGTAGTTCAGGTTTGACGGCTGGAAACTTTACAGCATTACAGTATTCATCAGGTTCACCATCATTCCAATTTAGCGCGGAGTTATAAATGATTACTTATGAAATAGTTGACGGCGATATAACTACACCACAAATAATCAAAGCAACGCTAGAAAACGGCGTTATTATGTGGATACCTTGTGACCCAGCCAATTCTGACTATCAGGCATATCTCAACAAAGATAAGCCCGTGGAACACTTCACACCAATGGTGACTGATGCTGACAAGTCATAACGGATGGCCAGCATCTAAGGATCAGGCTGAGATAGGCGTAAAGTCTTACCCCGTACCAGGCACGGCAATCAAGCTGCGTTGTGCCGAAGCGGTCGCACCCTTGCTCATTGGATTAGCTGCTGAATTTCATGAGCTGATTGAGCCGCTTGATGTGGGTTCACTTGACGATTGGGGATATTGTTACCGGCCAATCCGTGGCCAAACTGCCAAGTTAAGCAATCACTCCTCCGGAACGGCTTTAGATCTAAATGCCTCAAAGCATCCTTTGGGTGCAGTGGGCACATTTCCTTTGGAAAAAGTACCAATGATAAGGGCCTTGGCAAAAAAATGGGGATGCATTTGGGGCGGTGATTACCGCAATCGCAAGGATGAAATGCATTTTGAAATCGCTATTAGTGCCGCCAAAGCGGAGGCATTAATTAAAAAAATACAAGGAGACGAAAAATGAACCAGCAAATCAAAACGGCGGCCTTGTCGTATTTACGAGCTTCACTTGCATCAGTTGCAGCCCTTTACCTATCCGGGATTTCTGATCCTAAGATTCTGCTGAACGCACTATTGGCCGGCTTCATCGGGCCCATCTTGCGTGCGGTTGACCCTAAAGATTCATCAATCAATTTGGGCAAGAAGTAAGATGGAGGCCCAGGCATGGGTGGCCGTTGTTGTAGGCGTGATGGCCATCCTGTCCGGGCTTTATGGAGCAGTTAGATTTATAGTGCGCTCAATCATGGCTGAGATAGGGCCCAAGGCCAACGGTCATAGCCTAAAAGAGCAGGTCAACAGGCTGGAAGCACGCCTAGACCATATCTACACCATCCTTTTGGAGCGTTAGACACGCCGAACGGTGTTGATGTTGTGCATTTCGTGCATATCGTCTATATTTGGTTTATCGCAACACGGCGATATGGACGAAGGGCCTCACATGTCAAGAATGGCAGATTTATACATAGAAATAAGTGACCAGTTAAGCAAGCAATCCAAGGCATTTCAAGCTGCGGCTGACTGCATGTGCAATACATGCGAGCAATACACAATTAATGAGATTGATGCTCAGTTTAAGAAAATGGGCCAGTCATGAAAATAACCTTAGAGCTTACAAAAAACGACTTTGAACACTTGACCACGACTTCAATGCAGTGGGGCAAGGATTGGGAAAAGAAGGTTATGCGCTTTGAGCCAATCATCCATGACACTGAAATTTCATTTGACTGGGGTTATGCCCATTGGGTTGATACATACACCGATTACATCCTGGCATCAGCATTCCTGAAATCTATTGCTGAACCTCATGAAGCTGCATTTGATATTGGCACGGGTGAAGTTGTCATACTGACTGATTACGCTGGATCATGGGAGACAATATGAGCATTTTAGAACCGGAATACCTAAGCACAACAGAGATGGCATCCATTTTAGAAATCACACCAAGCACATTGCGCCGCTTGGTACGCGATAGAAAAATTGAGGCATATAAGCCCCTTGGCGGTCATTACCGTTTTGACATGGACAAGACAATTCAAACCTTTTGGAGAATGGAAAGCGAGGATTCAAAGTGATTGATTTCATTTCAACATTATCTGATGCTGGCATTTTCGTTGGGTCAGTCATAGTTTTAGGATTGCCCATGATTGCTGGATTCTTGCTTGGCAAGGAGATTGGCTTAGATCATGGACACCGTGCCGGGTTTGACTTGGGAAAGGCAGTGGGCAAGCGTGAAGCCGCCAACAGTCAGCGATAACTCAGTCATTATTGCACGCAACGCTAAGCGCACATCCATAGATGCAGCAATGCGCAAGTATCCTGAAACGGGCTCATTGCGCTTGAGGATTTATGAGCTGCTGGTGCGTGCTGGATTGCGTGGAGTAACCGATTATGAAATTGAGGCCACCTTGTCCATTCCGGGCAATTCAGTCAGGCCATTGCGTAAGTCTTTGGAAACACAGGGATTCATCATTGATTCCGGGCTCACTAGAAAAAACCAAAACGGCAATGAATGCACCATTTGGCGTGCAGTGGATGAAGGGATGATGTTATGAGTTTCAACATGGATGATTATGTGGATGTGGCCGAAAGAATGCGCAAGATTAAGGAGATATTTCCTGAAGGCGTGTTTAGACCAGCAAACCCAAATGAGCCTTTCAAAATAGTTGAGATTGGTGGGCTCACTTATATTGCCTACACTGCCGCGTTCTACCGTGACCCGTTTGATCCATGCCCTGCCATTGCATGTGCTTGGGAAGAAGTACCAGGGCGCACCCCATACACAAAAGGCAGTGAGCTGATGAATGCTGAGACAAGTGCTTGGGGTAGATGTGCCATTGCAGTTGGATTAGCTTCAAAGAAAATTGCCAGTGCTGATGAAATCAAGGCCCGCCAAGAAGTACCCAAGGCAACGGTCACAAAGATAAAAGAAACGCAGCAAGAACAACATGATCCGTGGGCGACACCGCCAACACCGGCTGAATCCTTTGATGCCTGGCATTGCAAGCATGGCGATAGAACAGTGCTTGAAGGCGAGAAGAATGGTCGTGCCTATTACGGCATGCGCTGCACAAACTATGTAGTTAAGGAGCAATGTGAACCGATTTGGTTTGCCCTAAACAGTGAAGGCAAGTGGGTTCCCAAGATCGCTGCAGTCAAATAATGGGATGGGCAGCCATCATTCCAAGTGAGGTGTGCTCAATATGCGGCGAGCGTAGAGAGTTGGCAACCGGGCGATGGCGTTATGACCCACGCGTTGACAGGCGTTGGGCGTGTTGGGAGTGCAAATGAGCATTGAATTTGAGTGCCGTAGATGCAAGAAAATAACTAGGCAAATTGAGCGCATCATTACCGATAACCTCCCGGATCATGTGAAAGTATTGCAATGCACCCGATGTGGCAACATGGGCGTGTGTCTATTGGAGGCCCAGTCATGACCAAAGCTAAGTTGATTCGCATTCTTGTCATTGTTCAATGCGTTCTTGGTCTTGCAATGATTTGGTTGCTTACGCATTAGTTATCCACAGGGGTTATCCACAGGCCCTAATAACTGTGGGAAACGCCCAAGATTCACGCTGATGCTTGACGGCGTGGATACGATGCATAGCGCACGGCAGGGCCCTTTAGGGATAGCCCGGCGGTGGGTTGTGCATCTATTGGCAGGGCTATGTTTATTGCTTAGCAGCCCTGAAGCAAGTGCAGTAGAAGTTAAAACAATTCAGCAATATGCCGGATCATTGCTTACACCCTTAGAGTTCTCAGCAGCTTTAGTGCTATGGAACAAGGAAAGTAACTGGAACATAAAGGCGGTCAATGGCTCGCATCATGGGCTATGTCAAGGCCGTAGTAAATACATGGCAAGGGCTAACTATAAACAACAGGTGCATTGGTGTATTGCGTATGCTTACAATAGATACGGATCAATGGCACTGGCCTTAGAACATTGGAGATTGCACAAATGGCATTAAGACACAAGAACAACACCTCAGAGTTTAAGAAGCAACGGCTCAAAGTCCTGGCAAGGGATAACCGAGTGTGCCAATACTGCGGTGCTGAAGATGCAAACCATGTTGACCATGTGGTTCCAAAGGTCGCCGGCGGTGGAGACGAATTAGATAACCTTTTGACAAGCTGCAAAAAATGTAACCTGCTCAAAGGTAGGAAGTCTTTGGCCTTTTTTTTAGGCTCAACTTCTGC